TCTATCCTGTACAGAAAATTCTGTTATTTCTTCTGTATCTATATCGGAGCGACTTACTTCTAACATGGCCTACAAATTATATTTTCACTAATATAATTATTAGGGGCCCAAACATTTCTAGCAAGCCCAAAAAAGTTATTGGCCCTATACAGTGGCGGTATACTTTTTTCTATAGTATACCCTAGTTCTTCTTTAATAAATCTTTGCAAACTAACGGATTTATCTTTGCGATCATCCTCTATATACATAATAGGTCTATCTCTAAGTATTGTTTCTTTAGCTCCCTTTAGTACTTCTTCCTCCCATCCTTCTACGTCGATCTTCATAAATCCTACATTTGTTAGATTATAAGAGTCTAATGTTTTTACTGGTACGGTATAGTGCCCTAGTTCCGTGGTAGTATTTAAAGACATTCCACCATAGTTGTATCTAGCTCCCCAACGTAACTTCGGCATCTCAGCCGTGCCATCTGCGCTCCCCAGCGCACAATTATGCGCTTCTCCATGAAAGTTTTTCTTTAATAGTTTGTATATTTCGCTTTGAGGCTCCCAAGCAATACAAGGATAATCATAGTATTCAAACATTTGAGCCATTGCTCCTATATTTGCTCCTATATCCAAACTTAACTTATTTTTATTGGCTAAACCTAGTATAATATCGCTTTCTTCACCACTAAACTCTCCATAGTTATGAAAGCTCTTTCCTACGAACTCATCTTTTCCATAGTACCACGTTTCGCCAAATCTACCTTGCACTGAGCGCATATTCTATTCTCTTTTCTACGTTGTTAAAAACCTTTTCCCAATCATTTGGGTTCCTAAACACATCCACACTATCGTACCAGACGTTATTCCATCCAGCATCTGTATCACCCCATCTAAAATCGGTATCCAATTTAGGCATTAATAACCAGCACGGCATTCCGGCTGATCCACAAGCATGTACTATACTACTATCTATAGATATCACTAGATCTAACTTGCTCATATCTCTGAATGTTTCTTCCCAGCTATTACCTCCCACATGACCATACCCCTTTCGTCTAGGATTAGGTCCGATGGTATATAGATTAGCGTACTTTTTAAGTCTGTCAAAGTATCCGGGATTGCAGCTTCTATTAGCATCATTGGCGTGCCCTGGGTTACCTTTCCATACTACACCTATATCAAGTATACCGTTTGGTACTTTAGGTGTATACCTATTCTTTAACCAGTCACCAGCAGGTATATGATCTAGTATTTTTCCAAGGCTAGCTATAGGTACAGCATATTCCGCATCAATATCTATATTAGATATACATGTTTTATAGTCGTTAAATACCCACTGCATCTCCTCAGGGCATTGTATATATACGGTTTTAAAGTGCTTTGCTACTTCAGGTATATATCTACCAAACATGAACGAGTCTCCAAGACCTTGTTCAATTAATAGTACGATTCCGCTTTCTGGATGATAATCCTTAAAATTCCAATACTTTAAGTTTGGGTTATCGTTTTTTAAGCTTTCTGCATTTTTACGTTTAAAACGGTAAGTATAGTAGGACCATGCCCTATCTAGATCCTCCGGCTTACCACTACAGAATCTTCTAAGAGTTACAATAGCTAGGTTCCACAGAGCATCATAGTCTAGTGGATCATCTGTTAATACCTGTTTATAAAACTGTGTGGCAACATCATCATGTTCGAAACTGTATGCTAATAGTCCTAGGTTATTTAAACCTATATTATATTGTTTTAGATACGTACCGTCCGATAAGGGCATATTTGCATCTACAGCCTTTAAAAAGCACTCTTTAACCTTATCGAAGTTTCCTATAAGTTTATATGCTACGCCTAAGTTTAGCCAAGCTTCTTTAAATTCTTTTTGTTTTAGTACCTTTTTTAATAACGCTATTGCTTTTTCAGGTTTCTTAAGGTCAATATACTTTAAAGCATTATTAAATTCTTTTACAAGCAATCCCTCACTAAACGCTTGGGCTAATATTAATTTGTGTTTATCCATGTTTGTACGGTTTTAAATACCTCATTCCAATTTCTATTGTTCTTAACTATTTTTACGCTATCATACCATATTGTAGAGGATTCAGTTCCCCACCGATAATCACTAAAGGTTAGCGGTAATAATATCCAACAAGGCATTCCTAAAGTTCCGCACATGTGCCCTATTGCGGTGTCTACCGTTATAACTAAGTCAAGATCGTTTAGATTATATATAGTATCTTGCCAATTGCTACTTGGCAAATATGCGTAGCCTGGCCTCTCTATTTCAAAAGTATATTTTTCTATACCCGTTAACGCATCGAAATACTCTGCTGGACAACTTCTATTTTTATCATTACTGTGCATAGTAGAACCCTGCCATACACATCCAACTTTCAAAGGCCCATCCCTTTTCTTATTCCATCTAGTTAACCAATGCTCATTAGGTACATAGTCTAATAGTTTTCCTAAACTACACATAGGTACAGCATACTCTACTTGACTATATACGTTATACGGATTATCGAATAAACATTCTAAACTAGGATCACATTGTACGTATACAGTATCAAAATATTTTTCTACTTCTTTAATATATCTAGCAAACATTATAGTATCGCCCATGCCTTGATCTCGTAGCAATACTATACCATTCCCCTTATCTACAAAATTCCATAGTTTCAAGTTTTCGTGTAATACACTCAAGTCATATAACTTAAATCTAAAGTCATAGTAGGACCAGGCTTCTAGTAGATCAACATTCTTTCCATCAAAGAACATTCTAAGTCTAGTAGATCCGTAATTCCAACCTGCTTCATAATTTGTTTTATCTTTGTTATATGCCGCTAAGAAGTATTGACTTGCTACTTCGTCGTTTCTTAATATATAAGCTATAGCTCCTATATTATGTAAACTTATACTGTCATCTTCTATGCCTCCATTAGCAAATGGAGTTACTCTAGCTTTTTGTAAACATTTTTCTGCTTGTTCATACTTACCAAGTTCTCTATAACACAACCCTAAATTAATCCAACTTTCTTTTATGTTTAATTTATAAAACTCTGGTATAGCTTTTTTATAGTTACCAGCACTAAATAATTTTACTGCTTTATTAAATTGTTCCACTAATAAGTTTTTGGATGAGGGTATCATACTTAGTGCCGCCGTCGTTGATTTGTACATTAACTTGTGATTTTATATTAGACTGTTTAAGTTTTTCTAACTCAATTTGTCTCCCCATCTCATCCATAGTCATTTTATGAGATAGAGCTAGTAGTTCTGCTATATCTTTTGTAGAACCCATCTCTGATTCTTCTAGTTCTTGAAACTTTTTCTTAATTATTGCATCCATCGCCCTTCGCATCTTGAAACGATTATTAAATCCTAGATCAAAAAACACATGATCTATATAAGACTTAACTTCGGTTTTACTAAGTAGTTGAGTAACTAACTCAATAGGCATGTCTAATAATGCTGATACTTCTTCTAGATTTTGATTTTGTAGATAGCAATTAGCTACCTCCAACGCTTCGGGACTTATGTCTAACACTTCTGCTGGTGTAGTTGTTGGTAGAGTATTCATTAGGATTCCTGTGTGTAACTAATATATTATAACAGAATGCATCGCAAGTTACAAGTTTAAATTTTTACAGGTAGAAAAGTTGACTTGAAATAACTGCTATAAAGGGATATAATAATTATAACAAGTCGGGGGACTGGGCAGGGGGCTGTGGGCTGGTATGGCTACAGCCCCTTTGTTTTTATTACTATGGCTTTTGGCACCCAAAGTTGTATGGAAATATTTGAAATGAGGCCCTGTTGGAGGGTCGTAACGGGCCGGGCTTGATATTAGTCACGAAACCGCCCCCCATGTGCCAAGTCTGAAATTGTAACAAGATGTAACAAGATGTAACAGATGTAATAAAATATAATGTTGCAAATAAACAACCCTATACCTACAGAATTGAGGTATTCTGTGGGTACTGATCCTCTCTCACCTGGAAGCCTACCATGTCCACTCCCGCGAAGTTTGCTTACATCGTGTTTTGG